TCGACTGCGTGAGCGATTCGGGCTGGGCTACTGAAAAAGAATTCGATAGAATGAAGTTGGCCAAACCAGTTAATGAAGGTTGGCTATATTCTAAAGATAAAGATTCAATCAAATTGTTTGCATCTTACGATAAAGATGACGATGGTTTTAGTTTTGGAGATAGAACTATGATTCCTCGGGCTTGGGTAAAGAAGATTCAGAAGATATAGTCTCGGACTTACCTTCAATAGTTTTAGCATTTAGCAATGGTGCATAGTCGTCTAATATTTGTTTCATTTTGTTTTCTAACTCTTGCTCTGTTAAATCCTCTAGTTTTCCTGTTTTTATTATCTTCCTGTCTATGTATAATCCTGCTGCTTTGCCTCTATTTGTCTCTGCGTTTACAGCAGAAGAAAAAGAACCTTTTTTAAGAGCCATCTCTTTGATACGATCTAGTTCTGCAACATGGCCTTCATAAGTCACTGCATATTTTTGTATTTTTTCTTCTCTAAGTTTACCGATATAGTCTACAACCAATGGTGATAATTTAGGATTTGTTAATTCATAACCTTCCTGACTACATCTATTAGGACTAAATCCTGCTAGTTTTGCAGCCTCTGTTTTAGTCACTGCTCTACCCTCTTTGTCACCAAATACTAGTATTTCAGCAAACTTTCTTTGCATTTCTGTTAATCGTTTAGGTACACCCATATTTGACAATCTAAGGTAACTATCCTATAAAGTCAATAATGAAAGTATACGGAAGAGGCCCATTAGATTTGACTAGAAGACTAGCTAACTTGGAGGAAGCTGTGGAAGGCTATAAGGTTTTAGTTGAAGAGCAGAAAAAACAAATCTGGGAATTAAAAAAAGTTGTATCTGAGAACGAAAAAAACAAAAATCTATTGCAAGGATATCAAAAAGTGATAGAGGATTTATCATTCAGGTTGCGTAAATAATGTTTGTAAAACACCTGCAAGAGTATTTAGACAAGTTCACAGAAGGCCCTAACGGTAGAAGAGGCAACGCTGTCAGCAATGCTAGAATATATATTGCAACAAAAGGTGGCTATCTTGAAGAGATAAAACGGATTGAAGTGCATGAGAGTAATAATCCTAAAGACACATCTATCCGTGTTGTTTTGAAACCAAATAGAGAAGAAAAACTTATTTTACCACCTGGTTATGTAAAAGATTATTAACTAGGAGTATTACCCGATGCAATGGGGCCAGAAGCTAAACTATATAAAAAACTTAAAAATTCTTCAAAAGATATCATTTGGACTAGAATTGAGAACTTCAGTCTACTTGGGACTCCTGATATACTGGGGTACAATAATCGTTTTACCTTTTTCACAGTAGAGTTAAAAGTTGCAAGTGGCAACAAAGTTCGCATGTCCCCTCATCAAGTGTCGTTTCATATCAAACATCCTAAAAATTCTTTTGTGCTTGTGGAGTGGAAGGATAAACATTTATTATTTGAAGGGCATCAATCGCTTGCGCTTGTAGATTCTTCTTTGTCCTCGCTTGAGCCTGTCGCTTCATCGCTTGAAGATTCAGTATCTTTTTTATCATCGCTTGGTGGTTGATTCTTTTTAAGTTCTTTGTAATATTTTGGATGTTTAAATGTGTGGGTCGTTATACTACTCACTTTCTTTCATAATCCATTGACAATCATTTGTATAAGTTGAATTTGGATGTTTATCTTTCATTTGTTCATGCTCACATTCAAAACAACAATAGTCATTTATAAAATCACACAAATCACAATCTTCACTTGGTTTTATAAAATCTAAATTTATATATTTCATTTTTTATACCATCCTTTGTCTTCAATAAGATCACAAATCGTTTTAAATTCTGCCTTACCATCATGTTGATCTGCGTCCCAACCTTTTGCATTTATTTTACAAATTTCTAAAACTTTTTTAAGTTTATCTTTGTATGGGTTAATAACTTCAAACGCTCGGTCATAGCCCCGCTCTTCTGCAAGGTCTTCATCTTCTCTTATTTCCAAGCCTGCGCTTTCACACTCTTGTATTATACACTCTTCAACTTCATTTTGAGGTATCATATCATTTAAACAAAAATAATGTTCTGGTAGTTTCATATTATCCTTTCTGCTCGCTTGCGCTTGTCGCTTGCGCTTGTCGCTTGCGCTTGTCGCTTGTTAGTTTTAAATGGACTAGTTATTTTTTCTCGAGTATTTAATGACATATAACTAGCCCATTTATTCGCACAAAATTAAACATCTTGCACAAATCCATTAAAATTTTTAATTGCTCGACCTTTAGCCCGTAAACCTACAATTATTTTTTTAGGGTCTAAATGTCTTAAATCATGTTTATCACCATCAATTACTTTACGTCCAAGCCATTTTTTTGGTAGTTTTTTTCTAAATACTGTTGCAATATTGTATTTAGTTTTTAAGACTTTTTTAACATTATCTGAATTATTTTCCGCTTGTGAGTAGGTTAAGCTATAATTTTTTGGCAATTTTTGTAATAATCTATTAGCGATTTTTGTATAATCTATAAATTGTACATTAGGGTTATTTTCCATTAAATTTTTACCATTTTCTAATCTATAACGCTCGAAGGGTAAATCGCTTGTCCCGTTCAATCTAACAGTATATTTTAATTTTTTTCTTTTTGCTCGCTCGCTTGAGAGTTTTATTTCGCGGTCTAAATGATTTAAGAATTTCAACCTATCCGCTAAAAAATAATATTTCTTATTTAATCTTGATTTTTGAACGCTTGTCATTTGACCCCGTCCGCTTGTGTTTAAGCATAAATCAACACATACGGGGCTAGAACTAGCACATATATTCACGCCACCAATATTTGACGGGGCTAAATGTAATATTTCACTTAAATATTTATACCCGCTTGATTTTTGCATTTTATAGGTTGAACTACCTAATAATTTTTTTTGTTCTTTATATTTATATTTCATACTTTCATTTTTGTTAGGGTTATATGCATTTAAAGATTTTATATTTCCTACTTAAAGGATTGCTCATAGCATATAACCCATATTACAAGGACAATAATTTTAACAACATTGTCATTTAGGAATATAAGGCCTTGACAACATATTGTCAATAGGATATTTTGGGATAATCAATAAATAAACATAAAGGATAATAACATGAACAAAGATGAAACACACAAACCCGTTATTTTTTCAGATAAAAAAATAAAAATTTATGAAAAAATAATTAAAGAACAAACGGCCGAAAAAAAGCGAGAACTAAATAGATCGCTTGACAATAAAGCTGACGGGCTAATGAAAAAAGAATATCCAACCTTTTTAAAATCTATTAAAGTTAAAAAAGAATTGGATATATTACAAAAAGCTGACAATGAGTTAAAAGAATTTGAGAGGCAATTAGAAAATAAAAAACAGCGTTTAAAAGATGCTGTTAAAATTGCTGTCAAAAAGTGTCAAGCGATTTGTGAGCGTCAATCTAAAATTAATGATTGGGACGCTAACTTTGATTTTTATCAAGCTGACTTTGATAGTTTTAATAATAAACTTGATCAAATATGCCGTGATGAAATCACCAAGAAATTGAGAAAATCAACAGTTGAGGGCAAGCAATTGGACGAAATAGACAATAGAATGAAAAATTTATTGTTAACTTTAAGTTATCCAAATTTAAAAGCTAAAGCCGTTGATCTAAATAAAGCTCTTGAAAATGGCGGGTCTATGTTGGCAATTGCTCTTAACCCTGACACGCTTAAACAAATAGGCAATAACTAATTATATGATTAAATTAAAAAAACCTATTTATTTTGAGAGTGGCTTTGAAAATTTTAAAATAAGTAATACACAAAGCAATAGGGTCGAGGATCTAATAGGAAGTATTAATTCAGTATTAAAAAAACAAAATATGTTAATTTGTTATTGTACTGATAAATATAAAAATAAAACCTTATTTTCAGCGTGGGAAATAAGACCTTACCCCGAAAAATAACACTTGACAATAGGGGATATTAAATTAATATCCCCTATATACAGATATGAATAATAACAAAAATAATTGGATATTTTCTTTTGATAGCGATAAAAATATTTCTTTTGCTATTGCAAGTGTTTTAAATGGTTATTATGAGCATAATTACAATTTTACAAATAATATTCAAGCTATTCAATCAGTACATAATTTAAGTAAATCGCAAGCTAATAAAGTAATTAAAAAAGCAAGATTATTTATAGCTAACAATAAAGGATAATATTATGAAACAATTAAACTTACTAGATCCTAATTATTTTGAGGATCAATTAATAGAAAATATGAAGCGTGAAAATGAATTACGGGGTTATGCTAGATTATTTTTAATTAATGACTTGTTAGGACAATTAGCAACTAATTTGAAAAATAAACAAGATGTTGAAAAATGGTTATTAACACAAAAAGACAACGCTAAAACCATGATAAAATTAAACGCTAAATTTAAAGACCCTGATATTGATAAATTATGAAATTAAAAGAATTAATTAAAAAATTAGAAAAATGCGATCAAAATAAAAATGTTGTAATTTATTCAAATGAAAGTGATTTATTTGAATATGATTTTTTATGTATTTATGAAAATGAGGGTCAAGTTGAATTGCACGTAAATGAGGGTCAAAAACTATGAAATTAAAAGAATATACCAGCGTTGTTAAATTGGAATTTAGTTGTAATAATTTTGAAGCATATTCTATAAAAGAATATAAGCAAAAAGTAAAAAATTCTTTTAAACAAGAATTTGATATTAATTTGCAAGATGATGAAATAACAGAAATAGAGTACGCAAAATGACTGAATTAAAAGACGAGCATTTTGAAGTTATAAGTAAAAATAAACAAAAAGCACATGAAGACCGCCAAAAAATGCGAGATCAACTGGCGTTTTTTGTTCTCAATTGCGATAGCTACGATTTAATGAAATTATATGATGAATTCAAGCGACTTAAAAAAAACAAGTAATTATAAAAGGTATTCAAAAAAAGATTTTTTAGATTATGCTGAAGCATTTGATTATTGGGACGCTGAAAAAAACAACCTTAAAAAGATGAAAGTTGATGAATTGCGAGATTTTTTCTTATTCACTCATAAAGACAATGAAAATGGACATGAATTAGATTTAAGGAATTATAAATGCTTAGATTGTTTAACTGTTTTAAAACCTGATTATATTAGCAATAAAAATAAATATTACTGTTGCGATTGTTTATAAAATAACCTTAAAAAAACATAATCAAAAATAATCAATAAGTGTTGATTAATCTATATTTTATATAAATTTTCACCATTACATTTTGAGTTATTGCGGGGTTAATTACTTGCCCCGAGCCGTGATCCGTGAACCACGCTAAACTTTTTGAGATCGCTTGTCCGTGATTCATTTAGCTTGTAGCTTGTGCATTTTTTATGAAAATTTTAGCTTGTGCGTTGAAAAATAAAATAAAAATAAAAATTTTTTTTAAACCCTCACCGCTAACTAAATTACGTCAATTTAATTAGCGGTTTCTACGGGCCCTGATCGATCACGCTCACAACCACCGCTTACGTTCGTTGATTGTTAGAGGGTCATAATAGTCAATCTATTTTAGTACTATTACTGACCCTCTAACAATGGGCCGTTGTTCACGGCCCATTGAACTATCTAAATTCTCTAAAATCAGGGGCTACAATTCCATAACCGCCCCAATCTCTATGAATATTAAGATTGTTATTTCTTATATATTCATCATCAATTTTTAGAGCATAACCTCGAGCATCACCATTTAAAAAAAGAACTTTTTTATTGTTCAAAATGGCCTCAACTTTAGTTAATATCTTATCCGCTTTTTGATCCCATTCAAGCTGATCAATTTTCCCGTTGCAAAAATCAAGGGCTAATTTATGGGCTTTGTTCTCGAGCCTAAACAACCGCTTACATAATTTAACGGGATCTATATCTTGATCAAGATTAAACACGGCTTTTAAATTTTGGCCGTGTTTAGTGATCCTTGAATATAAGACCTCTTTTTTATTGTCCGTCATTATCCTTGACACTATAAAAAAAATAAGTTATTGTCAATAGTGAAAGGACAATTAAAAAAATGACATTAAAACAATTAGAATTTGATTTTAATGCTCCGAAACCTAAAAAGCCTAAATTTTGGAAAATTGGAATTTATTCAATTTACCGAGAACAAGGCGGTGATGAAGAAGGCGGGTGGGCATATGATCAAATGGAATTAGTTAAAGGTTTAAAAAAATCTTTTACTAATAAAGCGGACGCTTTTAAATGGGCTAGGCGTATTAATAATTTACCTAGTTTTAAAAATCAACGGGGTTTTAGTTGGGAGGCTAAACACGGAGCAAGGGTATTTTTTAGAGGGTTGCCGAATGACTACCCAAAAAACCCGCCTTATTACTCTTAACACTTTTTTTCATTAGCTCCCACTTAACACGGCCCAAGTCTCTTGGGCCGTGTTTTTTTATGCGTGTTTTTTGCGTGTGTTTTTTCTGTAGGGATCCTAAAAATTTTCCAAAAATATTAAAGTACGAAGTACCTTATACCCCTAAACGCAGAAAGGGATCCTAATATATGTATATATATGCTTGATTTATACATACATACCCTGTAAAAAACGTTTTGGTACCATGGACTTGAATCAGGTAGATATAGAAAAATTACCTGCAGATGTCAGGAAGACCTTCCGACAACTTCAAGTGTTGCATGCAGAAAAAAAGATACAGAATAAGGCTAAAAATGATTTCCTATCTTTTGTCAAATGTGTGTGGCCAGATTTTGTAGAGGGGTCCCACCACAGGCACATTGCAGATAAATTTAATAAATTGGCGACGGGTGAAATAAATCGTTTGATCATTAATATGCCTCCTAGGCATACTAAATCAGAATTTGCATC